ATAGTGAAAGAGAAGCAATACTGTTGTTTCTTAAGTACAATTCCAATCTTTGCCGTAGCAAAGTAGTGAGAGAGATATTAAAATCATAGCTCTTTAATGAGCCTAGAACAAGTTTACAATACCTATTTAAGCGTATCTAGAGGGCATATGAACAAGCCCTGGAAAGCGCGAAAAGACTTTGACGGTTTTGACAAAACACCGGATGGAATACTTTGTACACGTTTAGATATGTTCTTTAAACGATTCCCTCAAATTAATATTAAAGACTTTTTATTAGCACCTTATGTCATCTACAAAGACGAAGAACACTTCTCGCTCAACTTCTACCTCACGCAAAAAGCCATCGCCTGTTACTCTTTGCTACAAAAGCAGAGGACTGAAGAACTACCCGATACTGATGGCCACATTAAACATATTCTTGAATCATTAAAATATCTTGCTACTACTTGTATTAATGAAAAAATAACACTTGAACAATATCTTCGTACAAAGAACGGGTATACTTGGAGGTGTTTAGAAGATTATAGAAACAAACATCTCAATCTATATGTTTTACTGTCTTTTCCGAATTTTGACTCCATTCTTAACAGTATGCAATCACAAGATAAAGAAATCTATTTAAAGACAATTGCAGACGATATTGTTAAGTTTAAGATACGATTAAACAATTCATCCAGAGCTAAGAAAATTATTGCCGAAGGATTAAAAAGAATAAATGAACTTTCGCTTGATAAAAAAAAATAACATACTAATATACTATATCATTCAATATGAAACCTTATAATTCAAATATGTTCGAAAGCATTAAAAGTGCTCTAGACAAAGCTAAAACAAAAACAAGTGGTGGTTCGGCCTATCGTAACTTATTACAAATGGAACCTAACACAACTTATACTGTTAGATTATTACCTAATATCAAGAACCCAGAAGAAACTATCTTACATTATTATTATCATGGTTGGAATAGTATTTCTACCGGTCAATATGCTAGTGTAACATCTCCTTCTACTTGGGGCGATCGCTGTCCAGTAAGTGAATTGTACTTTAAGATCTTAAGAGATGGTACAGATGCTGAAAAAGAACGCGCTAAAGCAAATCTACGTCGTAGAGAGTATTGGTACGTTAATGTATACGTCGTAAATGATCCTAAGAAGCCAGAAAACAACGGTACTATTAAAGTACTACGTTATGGTCGTCAATTAGACAAGATCATTCAATCTGCTATCAATGGAGATGATTCCGAAGAATTCGGTGCTAAGATCTTCGACTTAAGTGAAGAAGGTTGCAGTCTTCGTATTAAGGTTGAATTGGTATCTGATAAGCCAGGTGCACCTAAGTACCCAACTTATACAGCTTCTAAGTTCTTAAACCCTGCTGCTATTGACGGTTTAGATGAAGCAAAGATTCAAGAAACGTATAACAATATTTTTGATCTTAATACATTTGTAGATCGTAAATCTAATGAAGAAATCAAATCATTCATTGATGAACACTATCTAGGTAAGTCTGAATCCGTACCTGTAGCAGCTCCTGTTACAGAAGATGATGAAGAAGATGTACCTTATGATACTCCAGCTCCTAAAGTTACAGCTAAACCTGCTGCTAAAGTAGAAGCTACAACAGCTAATGATGACAAGGTTCTAGATATCTTAAACGGTTTAGATAATCTATAATAATGGCAGACAATAACCAGTCTCAGCAAGCTCGGCAATCGCTTAATCAAGCCGAGCTTGCAAGGCTCTCTCAATCTACTGGTCAAGTAGGTAAGGAAGAGCTTATTTTAGCTGCTATGTTCGGTAAGCAGTTACAGGGCGATCTTAATGGCATTAAAAAACAAGCTGCTGAGGTAGGTGGCGGTTTAAAAGTATCAGATGTAGATATGAGTAAGGTTATGCCTTCTAATATCTTAAAAGCCATGGGACACCCTGCAGCTGCAGCTGCTGCAATTGCTGCAGCACCAATACCGCAACGTCCACCTGTAAGTCAGCCTGTACCTCAACAGTTAGTACAGCCAGATTTACAGTTTGTAACACCACCTGTACAGCAAGTACAACCAGTTAATCAACCACCTTCTGATCCTAATCAGCTTGAATTTGATCTTAATAGACAAACTCGTTACGAAGATATTATAAATGCTATTGATAAATTAGAGAATAAGGTTAACATATTAACAGATAAAGTAAACCAGTTAATTGACTCTAATAATAAAAAAAAACCGAAGATAACAAATGGAACTTAAGCTCGTTAAGAAAGATTTTGCCGATAATTTTTTAAATGTTATCGGTAAAGCTATAGATATTGTATCTATTAAGCTTAATAAGGATGGCTTATACGCTGTCTGTAATAAGCCTGATACAAGTATTATTCTATTAGCAAAGTACAGTAAAGCGTTTAATGTAGAACAAGAAGTCACCCTTAATATTGGGGATGTTAAGAAACTACTTAGAGTAATTGACTGTATTGATGAAGACGAGCTTGTATTTACAATCGAATCTAATCACCTTTATTATAAAACTGATAAACTACAGTTTAAGTATCATTTCTTAGACGATTCTGTAGTACCTAAGGTAACATTAAAGCGTGAAAAGATTGAAGCATTAACTAATGATACTTTCTTTAATATTGATATAAAGAAATTACAGGAAATATTAAAGGCTAGTTCATTTACCACAGACACTAATAAGATTTACTTGTACGGTCAATCTGATGGTGTGTATTGTGAGTTAGGAGATAAAGAAAAGAGTAACACAGATAATATCAGTCTTAAAGTAGCTGATAAAGTAGAAGGACAGCCATTTAATCAGATTATTCCTTTTAATCTTGATATATTTCGTATACTAACAGGTGTAAAGTTTGATAATGCACGTGTTGGTATTAACTTAAAGTTTAAAGTAATGTCGTTTTATGTCAAACCTACTGAGGAGACAGACTTTACTTTTGTAATATCAGGATTAGTTAAATAATGGCTAATAAGATAACAACACAAAGTTATTTTATAAAAAGACTTAAAGACTCTGGTTACATGGTCTATAAGATCTATGACGAGTATAGTGAAGCAGATCCTCGTAACTGGACGGTAATGATCGATCCGGGTAATGCTTCAGTATTCTGTACTTGTTACAATAACGATAGTACTTTTGGAGAATACTATTTTGAATTTTATGATGGTGGTCAATTTATTCCTGAGAAGTTTAAGTTGAAAACCGACTCAATTGAGGTTATAATAAGCTATTTAGTAAAATATGGAATCAACAACAAATCAGAGTTATACATCGGGCGAAAAGTTTGAGTCCGATAAGAAATCTTTTAATATGTCAAACGAAATTAAACACCCAACCCTTCCTACAGCTAATAGTAGTATGGTTACTACAGATGAAGATAGGAAAGCTATTATTGATAAAGCAGCAGAAGCGTATTCAACCTTTCTAGATGCACTACGTATTGATTGGCGTAATGACGTCAATAGTGCTGATACACCTCGTCGTGTAGCTAAAGCTTATGTATGTGACCTTATTAAAGGTTGTTATGAAGGCCCACCAAAGATTACTACATTCCCTTCAGACGGTTATGATGGTATTGTTAGTCAGATGAATATACCTGTAGTGTCTATGTGTTCTCACCACCATTTAGCTTTTACTGGTGTTGCTCACGTAGCTTATATTCCTGATAAGAACGGTCAAGTTATTGGTCTATCTAAGCTTAATCGTATTGTAGAGCATTATGCTCGTCGCCCTCAAATCCAAGAAGGTTTAACAGTTCAGATTCATCAAGCAATTGATCAACTCTGTACCGGTAATCAAGGTGTAGCAGTCATTCTTAAATGTGCTCATACTTGTGCATGCCATCGCGGTGTAAAGCATCATGGTTGTGCTATGATTACCTCTAAGCTATCTGGGGATTTTATGAACGAACCACAAACTCGTAAAGAGTTTTACGATTTCGTAGCTTCCGCTGAACGAGACACTAAATAATATTAATGGCCGCTAAGAAACCAACGAAAGGTAATAAGGCTCAGACGAAGAAAAAAGATGTACTATCTGAGCAGCCTAAGGCTGTTGCTACTACAACAGCCTCTGCTTCAGCGCCTGTACAACAAGAAATGACTCAGCTAGAGCAAGCCAGTATCAATCAAATGATACAGCTTGCCAAGCTTGAGTATATGAAATCCCTTAAAAATAAGATTGTACAAGAAAAGCGTAAAGAAATTGACTCTCTAGATATGCAAATTAAAGAGTTCTTAGGACCTTACATGCTTATCGGTTACGATCTTAACAATCAGCCTGTTGAAATTGTTTCTGCAGAGGATCCAGCTTCTCACGATGCTTTATTAGAACGTTTTCGTAGAGTAATGTTTAAGATCAATCAGAATATAATGCAAAGTAATGGAACTGATCCGTATGGTTTTAAAGACACTCCTGAACAGGATTAAAGAATACTTCTATCCTCCAGAAAGAAACATATACGTAGTTAGAGAGGGTACATATAAAGGAGAATGGTTAGTACCAGTTTCATTTTTACCTGGTCAAACTGTTTTCTTTTCATTACCAGACAGACACATAAGAACTATCCCTAATAACGAAATAGAAACTGGACTACAAAATAAAATAATAGATCTAGTTGACGTTTTACCTAAAAAAGTATATAATAGCTGTTTAGCAGAATACAAACACAAATTAAAGCAAGATGACGACATTATTAATAGACGGCAACAACACCCTACACCGGGCGTATTGGATCGCCAACAACGTAGGCAAGCCTCTAGTAAATTCAAAGGGAATTAATACTGGTAGTATTTTTGCTTTTCTTAAGACCATTAAGTCTAATGCTGCACAATTCAATGCTGATAGAATCTATATTGCTTGGGATAAAAAATTAGGTAATAAAGAAAACTTTCGTAAAACTCTTACAGAAGGTACATACAAAGGTAATAGAGACCAAGAACGTAATAAAGCTGTTTACGGAGAAGCAGATGCTATTGTTGAAGTAACAACTACTCTTGGAATAAGAAACATATTTCCAGGTAATTTAGAAGCTGATGATGTTATTAGTTGGTTGAGTAAGGAGATTTCCGGTAAAAAGATTATCATTAGTGTTGATAACGATTTTGCACAGTTAGTTAACCCGGATGTTTCTTTCTATAACCCGATTAAAAAGCTTCTTGTAGATACTAATAACTTCGAAGAACACTACGGTTTATCACCAGAAGAATTTGTTATCTATAAGTGTATTGCTGGTGATAAATCCGATAACGTACAAGGTATTGAAGGTGTAGGTAAGGTTAGAGGTAAAAAGCTAGCTAAGCAATGGGTAGCTAAAGAAGCAAAAGCAAAAGAATTATGTGATGCAGTTATAACCACTAATCGCCCTTTAGTAGACCTTGCACACGGTTTAGCTGTACATCCAGAAGAAGTAGAATTGTATTTTGAGCAATTCAAAGCGTTATCTGAATCTAAAACAGATTTCGATGGTTTTGAAGAGAAGTGCAAAGAGCTCGAATTTAACAGTATTTTAGAGAAGATAAACGATTGGAAGAAAACATTTAATAAACAAGCAAATAACCAAGCTTTAGTTGATTTCTGTAAGATGTTCGGATAAGTATACGTATGAATGAAAGCGTATCTCCACGTCCAGAAAGCTGCCACATATGTGGTAATGGTCCTGTACACCCTCGCATTATACAAGTTACAAGAGTAGATAAAATTATTAATGAAGCTCATTGGATTTGCCCTAAATGTGGCGGTAGATTCAAGATCGGAACAGTAAGTATACAGGAACGTGAGCAAAAGAAAAACAAATAAACTTCTTAGCGAAGCTGAATACTATACAGGTGTTGAACAAACACCTCGTACGCCAGAAACTATGTCTGCGTATGAGTATAGCAAAGACAACACACCCACTCTCGAGAAATTAGCTAATCTGAAAAATAATGGTCAAGGCGGAGCTAATCCAGAAGCCTTACCATATCCATTACAAGATTCTGTACTTCAATTAGCTAATCTTTATCTTCAAACACTAGATTTAAAGAATAAAGCAGCAACAGCTGCAACTTTACCATTATTTAAAGGTAAAGAGAAGGAACTTAAGAGGTTTCGTGCGAAGCTTGCCGGTATTATGGTAGCGTATAAAGAATTAGCTGCCCAATTAAACAACTTTACTCTTGCACCTAAGTGAATAAGTTACTCTAATACGAGTAACATATGAAACAAACATTAATAGCCCTTCTGGGGTCGGTCTTAAAAGCTGCTGCAGTAAGCTTAATATTTGCAGGGCTTGCATACTTCACTAAACAATCAATTATAGTATGGTTCCTTGGAACCTTTATTGCACAGTTTGTATTGTTTTATCTTTACGGTATCTATCTAGATTATCGTGCTGCAAAAGATAGTCGTGCTTTAGCTCTTAAAGAGCTTGAAATACTCTCTAAAATCACTTTTAATGTGCCTTGTGCTGCTTGTAAACAAGTAAATGAAGTAGTAATAAACGCGCAAGAAGATACGGGTTTTGTTTGTGCATTTTGTCAAACTAAAAACTCTGTATATGTAAGTGTAGAAGCAGCAGTAGTTACTGAACCAATTACAACCACTAATTTATAATACCTATAATGAACGAAATCATGATTGAAGAGAACGAAAAGAGTAGCCGTAGTATTACTACATATGAATTTGCCCGCTGGGCTGCCTTATTAGAGGCTGTTGATCTTATTGCCGAGAAATGTGAAGATAGAGGCATTGATTTTAACGGACCAGAAGGCATGAAGTATATCAAACCTTTAGATATACAAGATTATGTAGATAACCGTACAGACACTCTTTTAATGAAGATACAAACAGCTCGTGGTATTGAAAAAACTTTAAGTAATATTAAATGTTTACAGATGGAGAGCAAACTACGTAAACTAGAAGTATACGAATAATATGTACTACGCAGAAAGAAGAAGTGATAGAATTACAATACATGAAGCTTCTGGCGCACCATGGTTTGAAGTTTTTATAAACAATTCTATATCTGGTTATAGCTTATCTGGAGATATTTTATCTATATCTTATAGTAGTGGTAATACCAGTGTAGAGGTGTATAATGTACGTCAACGAAACCGTGTACGATGAATATTGTAATTATGGATTCGTCTGCAGTACGGATGAATGCAAAAATGGTATTAGAAGAAGGCTTATTTTTAGTTGATCCTGAAAAGGATCAATGGTGTGCAGGTTATCAAAATGCCAAGTCCTTTCCCTCTCCTAATGAAGCTATTGAAGTCGCAAAAAAGATTGCACCTACTTTAGCTAAAATGCCAAGAGTGTTTTCAATCCAGCAAAACGGTCCATCTATCAATATTACAGAATACAAATACTAATAGTTGCTTTTTTTAAGATTACATTGATAATAATTTTATGTTTATTACACTAACTAACGCTAACCCTTCTCATAAAAACAAGACAATTGTACTGAATGTTAATTCTATTGTCAGCGTACATCGAAATATTGCAAATAGAGAAGATGGTACTATTGAAGAAGTTACGTTTATACACTGTCCACCACATGGTACTTGGGAAGTGGTAGAACCTCTAGAAAAAGTATTATCATTACTTAATAACGAAAAACCTCGTAAGAAAGCTTAATTGTTTGCAAACTATTAATCACATTTACCACAATATACCTGGTTGGTTTACATTTCCAGGTTTATATAAACAAATAGTAGATATAGCTTCAAACGAAAGCTATTTCGTAGAGGTGGGTGCTTTCATGGGTAGGTCTACTTCTTATATGGCAGTAGAAATTATTAATAGTGGTAAAAAAATTAAGTTCGATGTTGTAGATACGTGGGAAGGTAGTATAGAGCATGAATTAAAAACTAAAGAAGAGCATGAATGGCTTTATAATTCGTTCTTACGTAATATTGAACCAGTCAAACATGTAATTAACCCTATACGTATGATTTCTGTAGAAGCTTCGAAACTATACACAGACAACACATTAGATTTTGTGTTTATAGATGCCGGTCACGAGTATGAAGATGTTAAAAACGATTTATATGCTTGGTATCCTAAAATTAAAACAGGTGGTATTATTGCTGGTCACGATTATTTTGATCCTTCAGATCCCGAACACGGACATAAGTTTCCTGGCGTAAAGAAAGCGGTAGATGAATTCTTTACAACAGGTGTAATGAGTAGCAATACAGAATATTGCTGGTTTAAGACTAAAACATAATATGATACATATAGTTACATGTTGGACTAGATCGCCTGAGGTCTTAGATAGAATATATCAATCTCTACAAACTATTACTATCCCGTATCATTGGTTTATTGTCACAACTAAAGTAGAACTAGATACCAGCAAGTACCAAAATACAACTAAATTAGTTAAACCAGGTAGTATGCCTATGCACACTGGTGTTAATTATTACTATGATGTAATACCTGATACCGGGCAGTGGGTATATGTGTTAGATGACGATAATATAATACACCCTAATTTTTCTAGTGTAGGTAGTTATATTGATGATACTACTATCGATATAATCGTGGTAGGGCAGAGACTAGACTATTGGGAAATTAGATACATAGAGAATACAGTTGACATTGCACCGCAAAAAATAGATAATGGTCAGTTTTTAGTACGTAGGTGGGCAGTAGGTACTTTAAGATATTGGCCGATTTATAGAGGTGATGGTTACTTTATAACTGAGATGAAAATACTAACACGAGAGCGTGGTAGAGGTGTTAAGTTAGTACCAGTTGAAGCTACATACTATAACGCACAGCATTGGTTAAGGCCTTAATTCTATGAACAATCACATTATATCATTATTAAAAGCAATTACTTATAGAGTGTTAGGTAGTCTAGCGACTTTTTTTATTAGCTATTTTTTAACTAAACGCGCAGACTTATCAATAGGAATAGCCAGTATCGACTTTTTCGGTAAAATAATATTATACTACGTCCACGACAGAGTGTGGAATATAATACTTAATAAAAAAACAAAGTCTTAAATCTTTAAGCTTTCTGGTTTAGTAGAGCGAATATAAACTTCACCCCAGACTTCTAGCTCGCCCATAAGAGCTTGAAACTCTTTTTGAGACAATTTATCTAGGTCTGCTAACTTAGCATGAATTTCTTCTGCCATCTTTTTATAATGAGCATCTCTATTTTCTTTGGTAGCCCACTGTTCTGATTCTTTATAAGGTTTAGCTTTAGCGGCAAAGTGAATAGCTGTTAAAGTACTGAAACCACCTTTTTCTTTAGAACTATGAGCAATTTTAGCCGCACCATGCGCGCGCTTGGTTAAGAACTGTTCAAATGATTCCTCTGTTTCTGGTTCAGGCTGAACACGTTTTTCCATCATTAATTGATACTGTTCTGCTAAAACTTTTAAGTTGCTATTCATAGTAAATATGTTATATTACTTATTGTTATTTGACATATTTTATGGGCCTGTACCAGATTCGACTCTGTGGCAAATGTATTAGAAGCAAGCAGGATTAGTAAATCCTTTATAAATTACTACAAAAACAAACGGCATTATCAATAGCCTCAAGAACGCAGTCGCTTCCGTGAAAGAATCCCTTTCATTCGGCGATAGCTTCGTACTCGCAGCTGCTTAAGCTCGATCGGTTATAATACGGATTCTCGCTACATATTATAATCGTCATTCAGCGAGACTGACTATTCAATGGTAGTAGAATAGCAGGAACACTACCAAACAACTTGTGTATCAGCACTATGGGTATACATTTCATTAATAGTGCTAAGCTTGTAGAAACTGATAAGAACGTTACGGAACACCCGGGGGCAGTACCCGGCAGGTCCACCATTTTAGATCCAAATAGAAGTGATAGTTTATTCCTATGGATTTTCTTCTTAATATATAAGAAACACAAGTAAGTATTTGTGCTGGTGACATTATCCAGCATAACAACCAAAGCCCCCGGGCTGCGGTTCTCAACAAAACAACACATATGCAAGTATTAATCGTAACAAGTTATCTTGCTGTTGGTGGTCTTGTTAGACTCGCGTACGAGGACTATAAGATAGGAAACAGTAAGACAAAGTCAAAGTTCGTTGAAAGTATTAAAAAGTTTTGGGTAGGGTTTAAGGCAGCTTGGAAAGAAGCTATCTCCGCCCCACACCAACATCTATTTTAATACTATAAGTTAGCAAATAACGCCCGGCTTGGAGCAATCTGAGCCGGGTTCCTTATTGAATTTAATAGGAACTAATATATAATATAGTTAATGGCAACTTCAGCTCAGCTTTCTATTAATAATCAAAACGCACAAGTTTGGACTAATTGGAGTGCAAATACTGAGCGAGATTTTAAATCTTGTGTAAAAGAAGTATTCAATAATTTAAATACATTATACCCTTCATTAGTTTTTAAACATAAGAGCTCGGTAAGAAACAACGTACTGTTTGAAAGCTTTATAAAATACGATAGCAATCACGTTATACAAGCAGGTAGCGATAGAGGTACAGCTAGACCAGATGGTGGTGTTATATTAGTACAAGGTACTGATACCTGGTATCCAGTATTTATAGGAGAAAATAAACATCAAGAAAATAACCCAGGTAACGCTATTGAACGTTCTTTAAAAAATATTTCTTTCTTTAAAAACTATTTAATAACTGAAGATTACTTTCCTTATTTAATTAGTATAAATGGAGCTATTGTTAACGACAGTAGAAAAGCTCTATTTGATAGAATAACACAAGACGGGGGGTTTATGCCTGTTAATACAGTGTTTGTAAAGAGTAATCCTAAAACACCTCGTCTTCGTCCTTTTACAGTTGCTCTTAATAAAGAGTTTAATTATGATAAAATAAGAGACTTTACTTTAAAGATTATTTCTGAATCTTTAGATTATTTGTTAAGTAACAATAAATTGCCCCTATCGTCTAACGGTTAGGATAGTCAGGTTTTTAAGTCAAAACGGCCTGTTCGTATAGAAGACAGTACATCCGCCTTTCACGTGGAAAAGATGGGAGCGTTACCCATACAGGCTACCAATTATTTATTGAAATCAAATAGAAAATATAGGTTCGATCAGTAAATATAATAAGTGAAACAATGCCCAAAATGTAAAAATTCGCACAATAAGCCAGGCGCGTATTGCTGTCGTAAATGTGCGAATAGTAGAGTTTTTTCCTGTGAAGCTATACTCAAAAAATCGATAAGTGCAAAAACATCTCAAAAAGTAAAAAAAGCAATTGAATTAAGACTAGAAAAAAGAATAACTAAAACATGTCCAGTTTGCAAAAACACATTTAATGTACCGGCTTGTAACATTATTCGTATCTATTGTAGTACTTCGTGTTACAATAACGATATAGGTAAAAAATATAAGAAAAAGGCACCTGGCGGTTATAGGAAAGGTTCAGGTATAGGTATTAGCGGTTGGTATAAAGGTTTTTACTGTGATAGTAGCTGGGAATTAGCATATGTTATATATTGCTTAGACAATAATATTAATATTATACGCAATACTATGCCAAGACATTATATATGGAACGGTGTAAACAAAAAATATTTTCCAGATTTTATTGTTCAAGGTATATTGACAGAAATAAAGGGATATAAAACAGATCAATGGAAAGCCAAATTAAAATACAATCCTGACGTAAGAGCATTATACAAAGAAGATCTAATAGATGTATTTGAATATGTTGAAAACAAATACGGAAAAAACTTTATTGAATTATATGAATAGATCAGTGTTTAATTTTCTTTGGTGGTACCAATTTAGATTTTTTAAGCATAAAAAAAACAGTAATAAAAGTTGATTAAAATCGGCAATAATATATAAATATAGAGTATGAAGAAACTATTAACATTCCTCGCATTAGCATTAATCGCAATCGTTGTAAAAGCTGCTCCAGTTAGCGGTGACTTAGATCTCGGATTTACATCAAAGTTAATCCAGCAGGGTCAATTAGTCGGTACTAACTATGCAACAGCTGGCGTTGGCACAAATGTATATGGCATTGATCTTGCTGTAACAGCATTTGACAAAGTCAGTTCAACAACCACAACATCAGTTGTAGCTGGTAAACCAGTATCAACAACAGATGCTTCTGGTCTAAAGCGCGTTTATCTCGATGCTGGTTATAAATTCACGTCTCCTCTCGCTGACTTAACACTCGGTGCAGAATTAAGACACGTAAATGCAGCTGAAGCCGTTGGTCAAGCTAACCACAACTTTTTACCATTTGTTAAATTAAGTGGTAGCTGGTTCGGTGGTCATCTTAACTGGCAGGGCCGCGCTCTTAACGATACAATGAATCGTAGCAACAACTATGAATTCGGTGTTAATACACCAATTAATACGTTTGGCGCTCTTAAAGTTGTACCAGCAATTGTTGTTGGCTTTAATGATCCAGGTGCTGCTACAATTGCTGCTCTTAAGAACGTTAAGAAATATTATCAACCAGGAATTGGTCTTGAGTTCCACGGTGTAGCTGCAAATCTATTTGCACAACGTACCGACTTAACGAGCTCTGCTAACCAGATTACCGGTTATAATGTTGGTTACAAATTCAAGTTCTAAGACCTAGAACAGTTCACACCTAACAAACATCTAACCCCTCACTTCGGTGCAGGGGTTTTTTTATGTTCGTCAATATGGAACTGAAGTGCTCTATTAAGTTTGTGTGAAAACTTTTCAGGTGTAATACCTGCTTTTTCTTGCAAAGCAATCTCTGCTTTAAGAGCTTTCAAAAATCCTTCTGATAAATTAAAGTTTTTAGGGTAGAACATGCGCTGTTCTTTTTTAATCATACCATAAGATTCCATTAATTCGAAAAACGTCATATTAGTATTTATACTTACCTTATGAATATACCCTGTATAAACATGAAAAATCCAATGTTTATACTTGATTAAGTAGAAATATGGTATAACATAGTACCTGTAACCAATATAAACTATGTCTAAGGAAGAATACGTAAAATTACAGGCTGTTATTGCAGCTTTACAAAAAACTGTAGAAGATCAAGAAAAGATCGATGAAATCCTCGATCTATTAAGCAATGCTACTGTAGCTGTTGATGAAGCAGCTAAATCAGAAGAAGAAGCAATTGACCCTTCTGAAGAAACAGGTAACGATGAAGAAGGCGAACCAAAGCCAAAGCAACAATTCGTTATGCTTGTATCTGATACTACCGGCATTATTACTAAAGACTTGGTAGGTTGGGTATTACAGATTCCAGAGGATGATGATGTAGTTACTGTTATTGACTCTATCAAGAATGGTGCTTACAACTTTAACGCTTCTAAGAAAGGCCAAAAGTATCCAGTATCGTCTATTGGTCAAGCAATTGCTAACGTACCAAATAAGTTCTTTAAGACTAATAATCTAAAGATTAAGACAAAAGAGCCTGTACAGATTATTACTACTAATAACGTATTACCGAGGTCTTAAGTACCAGGCACCATCGCCGGTCCTGCAACATTAGAACCAGGACCGTTCGGGTAGTTAATAGGTGATCCCTCCACACCAACTGAATAAAGTGAAGGTGGAGGAACACCCACTGTAGGTACTCTTCCGTCAAAGCGAGGTTCTGCATTAATAGCTACAGCATCAGAGCTTCCGATAACTGAAGCAGCATAGGTATTAAATTCGTTAGGTCCTGGTACTACTACTCCGTTTACCGCTGGCTTGTTCTTAAGTGTAAGAGGTATATTCTTAAACACATGAGAGTGAGGTTGTGCTATAGTTAGCATACCAGTACCTAAACTGTTAAGTGTGATAGTACCGGTAGTTATTGAAAGATTGACAAATTGAGGTTGTGTAGCACCGATTTGAGAAGCACCGCTAAATACTTTTAATTCAGGTATAATTACACCAATTGTACCGTATGGGTCAGCGCCTATTATATTCCACCCACCTGCAGGTTGACCTGTCAGGCCAGCTTCATTTACTACTGGTCCTTGAGCAACAATTTGAGTGTTTTCGGTAACTTGATACTCGATAGGGGCTGTAATATGGTTTACGAATAATTCTCCTTCTACATAAGCACCACCACCAATAATAACGTTCTTTGAAACACCTAATGTA